CTGAATCGCAGCATAGTGTTGAGTAGCATCGACCCATGTCTGTCTCATGCTACCCGCAATGTTACGATAGATGATATGGTATCGCTTGTTAGTGGCTTTCAATTTCATTATACGGCTCCCTGGACAACACGGTCCCAGTAGGTGTCATGTAAAACATTCTCACGGAGTCCACGCTCGAGCATCTCGTCCTCGTCCATGTCCAACTCATATCGGACTACCTCATAACGGGGCTCTTCCCCACCGTTTAAGTCACGGTCGAAGCGGGCCATCCGTTCAGCGTGGGTAGCGCCGGCATCGCAGTCAATAATACGAAAGTATGACTGGCTACTGTGGATGTCTTTAAAATCCACAAGGTAGAAGTAGTAACCTTTGGGGTGGTCCTCTGTGGACTGGTTGAACGTGTTGAGAGTTTTCATCTGTTTCCCTGTTTCTTTAACCTATATATACATTATATAGGATTATGGGAAAAATGTCACGAAGAAAGTGTATCTAAGTGCTTGAAAAATAAGGGGAATTAAAAAAGTTGAAATTTTGAGAAAATCCTTTAAAATCAAGCATTTAAAAAGTCAATGATTTCAATGACTTAGGGAAAATGGGGGATTTTTACCCAGAAACGGCTTTTTCAACTGCATCATCTATGTCTTTAGGACGATCTTTTAGTTTTTGAAAGATATTCTTTTTCTTTGCGGCTAGTGGCGTTTCTTCGTCATCTTTGCCTGTTAGTTTTTTATAACCAGCATATCCAGCACCTGCAAGCGCCGCAAGACTCCGAGCGGCGCCCGCGGCGTCCACGCGGGCAAGCGCCGCAAGACCCGCCACTAGTGGCCAGCCTTCGTATAATGAGCCTTCTTGAATTTGACGCCTAATAGTAGCAGGGTCTTTGCCTGCCAATAACATGCCTTCTTTGCCTTTCATATCTAAAGCATTGTCAGTAGGCTTCCACTTTTTAGTTGGTTTTTTGTTATTGTGTGCTACGTGCGGATTAGCAACGGTAGCGATATTACCACTACTAGTGGCTTCTGGTGTTGCGGCTTCAAAGATTTCAAATTCTTTAAGTCTCATACTATTATTTATACTTTATAGGCGTTTATATAACCACTGTGAAATAGGAATATACGGATAGTCGTCCCAATCTGAGTACGGTGCGTCCTTTAGTTTCTCGTCTTTAGTTTCTTTTTTATCGTGTGTTTCTTTGTCTTTTTGTTGAGGAATATGTTGAGAATTACTAATCATTTCCCATTCCTCTTCTGTGTAAGGCATATGTGCTACTTCTTTTTTCTCTTGTGCCTCTGTACTTAAATCACGAGTAAACCCACACTTTTTACAAACATAAATGCGATGGTCTATGATGTAACTACTATTTCCCTCACATTGCGAACATTGTATAAGTGTAGATTTTTTTTCGTTTTTAGCCATTGTTTAAGACATGATGGTCAGGTAACTCATCTTGTGAGTCGCTCCACTTTCCAACATGTTCCGTTTTAAACTCATGCTCTCTGTCTAAATATTTCCATTCAAGTTTTACTAAACCGAATTCTTGCAATTTCTCAAAAACTTGAATAGGTTTAAATGGCCCGCAAGTATAAACATCTAATTGAAGCAATGCTGGGTTTGGTTCGTCCCAAATATGCATTGCAATATGGCTTGTTTCAATGATTGAAACAACTGTGATGCCTGCGTTTCCTTCTACTTTCACATACTCACAATGTGGACCTGAAAGTAATTTCATATCGATAGTTTTAATTAAATCTATCATCCATTGTTTTGTTTTTTCTACATCGTTCTCATCAGGAGGATTTGATACTTCCGCTCTAATGATTAAATGTTTATGAATTGGCAATGCCATTATAATAATTCCTATATTTTTGCTAATATTGCAATTAATAAGATAATAATTAAAAACAACTCAGCCGCTAGAATAGTATGATACCAAACCCAACGTGCTTTGTATACTTTCTTTTTGTTAAACGTTTCTTTAATTTCAGTAACAAAGCTAGTGTCTTTGGCTGGTTCTTTTTTGTTATTATCTTTTGCAAAAAATTGCTTCATATATGGTATTTATATAAAACAGTTTTTAGGTTAAGAATAGTCTTCTAATTCACCGTTACGTTCTATTTCATTTGTAGCACAATGAACACCTGTATCCCAAAAGGTTGTTGCTTTCATGTCTACTGGAACACACGTTATGCCTTTTTTCTCTAATTTGTCGAATAAAGTAGGATATGTTCCTGTAAACAAAATTGTTTTTTCGTTAATACTTAAACTATTTAAATTAAAATAAGTTTCTTCTGTACATGTCTCTAAAAACTTATAAAACCATTGAGCAATTATTGGGTGGAATTTTTTATGGCGATGTTCATTCACTTTATGCCATGCTTCTTTTACATCGCCGAAGCCTTCTACATGAATCCTTTCCCATTTTGCAAAAAACGTAGGTAAACATTCAGAAGGTAAACTTGTTATTAATAGTCCTGGTCGAACAAGGAATAGTTGAGAATCTATATGGCCATCTGTATCTAATAAATGAAACTTTGCTTTAGGATTAATAGATTTAATCCACTCCATATATAATTGCTTACCTAACTCATTACCCTCATTAGCAGAATCTTTAGATAATATGATATCATTGCCACATTTTAGTGAAAGTGTGGGTTCATATAAGGGTCTGCCTAAATCTATTTCTGGATCAAACTTATCATAGTCACCATCAAAAAATATATCATTAGTAGGTAATTCATATATATTATCAAAACTATATTGATTTAGAACATGATCACATGAATTTATACTAAAGCGGTCCCAGTCCATTGCATAATTTCCTTTATAAAGACTGTTTCCATATATAGTATACATATCTCTAACAGCTAACGGCGGTGTAGTAATTGATGTGCCGTTGTGAAATGGATAATCTTGCACACTTCGATGTGTTTGAATATCATAACTAATGAGTACTTTTTCTAACTCATCTAACTCTTGTCTTGACTTGTTGATTATTTCAGTAAAATACTTTTCATATCTGTTTTTTAATTTTGTATAAGGAATAATACTTTCAGAATTTGGCAATGTGCCAATGATACAAGATTTTAATGGATTAAATTCCGCCCAAACACTCATCAAATTTCCTAAATCTTTAATATATAAAAATAGATATTATAGTATAAAATACTATAAACAACATTACATAATTCAATAAACGACTTGATGAGTGTCGCTTTTGAGGATGTAGAAGACCTTGTCTTTCTTCCCACGTTGTGTTTGCTTCTAATACTTGTGTAAAGTGTTCTACTTTAAGTCTACCTTCTAATATAAATTTACCAATTGCTTCTTGCAACTCTATACGCACAGGAAAAGGAAGTTGCAACTTATTAGTTGGCATTAGTGAAAAATTACGTGACCACTTATCCCAAGGATCACCTTGTACACCTACTTGACTGTGTGCATACATATAGGTTTGTTCGTCAGTATAATTTTGGACACTACTAACAACATTAATAAGTTGGCAATCTGTTAAACCTTGTACTATGACTTCTTGAGCATTGTCTGAGTATGTTGTTTTCAATGGAATGCACCTTTAATTTTAAGTTCTTCAAGTTTTTCAGCGAACATTTCTTTATCTTCTATACTCATATCTTCCATGAGTTGCTTTTCTGTCATAAACTTTTTTATTACTTTGGTTCTTTCAGTGTTTTCATCAAAAGTTATTTCTGCTTCACCAAAGTCTAACTCTTCCTTAGGAATACGTGGCATTATTTTTAAGAACAAAATATATAACTGCAAATAAGTTTTGGCATAGACATAAGATTGCTTCATAGCCTGCTCTTCAATTGAGTCATCAGGATTTATTTTCATATCTTCTTTGTTGCCGGGGTTTTCATGTAACCAATCTTCAAACACCTCTGCTACATCTGCATAGAGGTCAAGTTCTTCAGCAGTTATTTTAATTTTATCACCCATCATAGTATTTACCCTTTTATTCCCATGGCGTGATTATATCAAAGTCCAGTGACTTACCATCCGTGCTCATGTCTTGATTATCGATATATTCGCCATCGTAGTATATACCAGTGACGAGAATATCATCGTTAATTTCACATATATCAAAGTTAACTTTTGATGGATCAAACTTGCCTTCAATATCAATAGTGCCTTCGTAGAATGTACCTTTCTCAGTATGGATACCAGCAAGTGTATATTCTTTAGGCTTTGGCATGATTTCTTCTTCTTGTAGCATGTTTCCTTCTTCATCATAGTCTTCTACAAATTCGACAAGGCCCCCGTAATAGATATTGTCTAGTTCTTTGGCTTCCCAACCAATGCCATCCATTTCAACAATCTCAAGTTGGGCATGATCTCGAGACACGCCATATTCATGGCCGCGGTCATCATGCTCATACCAATTGCTTAATGTTGCGTATTTTGGAATTTTGATGTCAGGGTTTTCTTCAGCAAACCAGTCCGGACTACCTACATACTCGTAAAAGTAATCACTCATTTCGTCTGATTGCCAAAACTCGGCGCACTTTTTGGTAATTTTACCAAGTACCACTTCGCCGCCGTAACCGGTTAATATAAATTTAATGTGTGCCATAACTAATTTCCTTTAAGGTGATTAAAAGTACTATTAGTATAACATTATTTTGAGATCACGTCAAGATTAACGAGATTTTTTAAGAAGGGTTATTTTTCGCTTGGTTTGTGGGTCTTATAAGAATTTTCGTCTTTCACCAACGCCAAAATTAATTGATATTTTTCCCAGGCTTCTTGTAATGCTGGGTGTTTATCACGCAATCGTTGTTCATCAAAGTGTTGTTTACCTATATTCAATAAATCATCGTGAGATAGCCAACGTCCATGCTCTTTTGTTATTGGTGGTTCGTCGTCTGTTGGGACAAGTACTTCAGTAGTAGATCCCATGGGCACTCTTCTGGTGATAGTTCTCCCATTATCGGGAGTTTCATAGATATATTTTTCTTGTGTTTCTGATCGACGAAAGAGTGCCACATGGAGCCCTACCAATTCTAATTAGAATGAGACGTTTACATTAACGCCTGCTACAGACTCACTAGTTTCCCAATCACTGTCTAATGGCATTTCCCAGTAAGGTCTAATAGCAAAAGTTGGGGTCATAGCAATACTCCAGCCTACGCCTATAGTGGATCCTAGGAATGCGTCGGCCTCTTCCCAATCCCACCATAATCTTCCATATGCATCAATATCATATAAAGCAATGCGGGCCAAAACATCTGTATCCAATGCACTTTCATCAATGTTCCAATTTACTCTTGGAACAATGTTTAAAATACTTAATTGCATACCTAAACCAGCACCAACTACATAATCTTTATCATCCGCATATTCGGCCCATGAACTCGCACTTAACGTGCCATTACCAATTCCGGCCGTAACTGAAAAACCAATATCAGTGTCACTATCAGAATAAGCAGAAAGCCTGTCATTACCGATTCTAAATTCATCCTTATCTGAATAGTTAGCACCTGATTGGTCATAACTAACAAACCAGTCTGTTGCGCTAATACGAACGCTACTTTTTGATTCGGCTGCATTTGCTGTACTAAATGCAAAAAACGTTGCCATAATGGCGTACATCATATTTCTCATTAATATCTCCTTGTGTGAAATTTACATCTGGGCCTACTAATATATAGTCAAACATTAATATGTTAACCTAGAAACTGATTTAAGAAAAATATTAACCAGTGCGTTTTGTGATCATTTCAGTGATATTAGCAGGGCACGGTGCGTAGTGACTAAACTCCATACTAAACTGACCACGGCCGCTCGTCATACCACGCAAGTCGCCAATATAGCCAAACATTTCACCAATTGGTGCTTCTGCCCAAATGCGTACCTTTTGTCCACTAACTTCTTGATTGCTAATCATGCCGCGGCGTCTGTTAATGTCGCCAATAACGTCACCAACTTTATCCTCTGGAGCAATTACGTCAAGTTTCATGACAGGCTCTAGTAATTGTGGTCCTGCTTTAGGCATGGTTTGTCTAAAGCCACCTCGAGCCGCTAATTCAAACGCAATAGCACTTGAGTCAACTGCGTGTGAAGAACCGTCTGTTAATGTCACTTTAAAGTCTAACAACGGATAACCTGCTACAATGCCGTTATTAGCAGACTCTCTAAAACCTTTTTCAACAGCAGGCCAAAACTCTCTTGGCACATTACCACCGACAACTTTTGATTCAAACTCAAAGCCGCCGCCTGATGGCAATGGCTCTATAGTATATTCAATATCACCAAATTGGCCAGAACCACCTGATTGCTTTTTATGAACAAATTTGTCTTCCACTGTTTGTGTAATAGTTTCTCTGTATGCTACTTGTGGTTTACCAATACTTACTTCAATGCCATGGGTTCTTTTAAGAATGTCGCACTTAATGTCTAAGTGTAGTTCGCCCATACCCTTAAGAATAGTTTGCCCACTTTCTTGATCTGTTTCAACATGGAAGGACGGATCTTCAGCGACCATTTTACCAATAGCAGTTCCTAACTTATCCATGTCACCTTGTGTCTTTGGTTCAACAGCAATACTAATAACCGGGGCAGGGAATACCATTGGCTCTAGTACGGCGGGTTTATTTTTATCACACAGTGTATGACCTGTTTGTACAGTTTTCATACCAAGCAATGCAATAATATCGCCTGCTTGTGCAGAGTCCTTTTCTTCTCTATTGTCGGCATGCATTTCTACAATACGGCCAACACGTTCGGACTTGCCTGTGCTACTGTTATAAATTGTATCACCTTTGTTAAGTTTGCCAGAGTAAATGCGTGTAAATGTCAATGCACCATACTTGTCGTCCATAATCTTAAACGCAAGTGCTCTTAGTGGTCTGTCATCATCAACAATAGCATGTTCACCTGTTTCATTGCCTTCTAAGTCTACTTCTGGCTGTGGATCAACCTCAGTAGGATTAGGCAAATAATCAACCACGGCACTCAATACATTTTGTACGCCTTTATTTTTAAATGAACTACCACAGAATGTTGGGAAGAAATCACAATTAATTGTACCCTTGCGAATACACTTTTTAAGATCTTCTTCGCTAATGCTGTCAGGATCCTCCATCCACTGCATCATTACATCGTCGTCTTGCTCTACAACTTGCTCTACCATTAGATCATAATATTCTTTGGCCTTGTCTGCCAAGTCTGCAGGAATGTCGCTAATAGTGTAAGAAGTAGGATCTGCTGAATTTGACCAGGCCCATGCTTTTTGCGTAAGAATGTCTACAATGCCTACAAAATCATCTTCAGCACCAATTGGAATAGCCATAATAACTGGTACTGCGTTTAAGCGATCTTTAATTTGCTCTACTACACGATAGAAATCTGCACCAACTCTATCCATTTTGTTAACGTAAATAACACGGGCAACTTCACTGTCATTAGCATAACGCCAGTTTGTTTCGGATTGTGGTTCTACGCCTCCTACCGCGCAAAAAACACCAACGCCACCGTCTAATACTTTCAATGAGCGGTATACTTCAATTGTAAAGTCAACGTGTCCTGGTGTGTCAATAATGTTAAACTGGTGGTCATCCCAAAAGCATGTTGTAGCGGCTGACTGAATAGTAATACCGCGTTCCTGCTCTTGCTCCATAAAATCTGTAGTAGCGGCGCCGTCATGTACTTCGCCTATCTTATGGATTTTACCTGTTAGTTTTAAAATGCGCTCTGTTGTTGTAGTTTTACCTGCATCAACGTGAGCGAAAATTCCTATGTTTCTATACTTTTGTAGATCTGACATTCTTATTGCTCCAGCAAAAATTTCTTATATTTATAAGCAATAAGTATTGTACACTATTATTATGGTAATGTCAAATAATTAGAAACCCCACCAATCACGTACTCCGGGATTAAATGACCCGCTGGTTGTTCCTGTTATTTTCTCAACTTGCCCATCGCTGTTAGGCACGGGAGTAGAACTGAAATATTTATACTTTATCCATTCTTTACATTTATGACCTCCAACAAAAATTTCTTGTTCATTATAAGCATCTAATTCTACTTTATATCCCCAGATATAAGCAATATAGTTTAGCACGTCTACAGTAGATTCGTTTGCTAATTCTCTACCGCTTTTACCTCTGTATAAATGTAACAATAATGTTCTTTTATCATCATGATCAAAGTCTCTTACTTGTATATCTGGAATGCGATAGTTATAGTCATATTGTCTTGCTAATTCTTTGCGTATGCTCTTGTAACCAGCGTTGTTATGGATTGCTTTTACTTGATAATGTGGATCTTGCTTGCGGTCGCCAAGTTGGAACAATCTAAAATCACGTATAACTTTTGGAGATAAAAACTGTAGTATAAAACTCTCGTCCCTATAATTAGCAACGATGTCTAATGTAATCTCTTTCCAATTACCGCCAGCAACATCAGGAAACCATTCTTTATCTTCTTTTGTTGGCTCATCGCACATACGTTTAATGTCTTGAAAAATAGCAAAACCTAATGCATATGGATTTATGCCACCATAATATGGTTTATCAAATGTAAGTTGGTTTAAAACGTTTGTGTGTAGTTTTAAAAACTCTAGCATACTTGCGTCACAAATCAAACCTTTTTCATGTAAACGATTCATTGTATAATAATGCACAAAGCAAGCATATCCTTCGTTCATCACTTTTGTTTGTCCTTGCGGATAAAAATATTGTGCTATCTTACGCACAATACGACATAATTCGCGTTGCCAATCTGTTAAATTAGGCGCGTTTTTTTCAAGGAAATATATAATGTTTTCTTCTGGTTTATCCAAATAAACATATTTTCTGTCTGTTTTCTTCTTTTCTTCCTTTTTACGTTTAATTACTGTTGTGTCCCATAACTCATTAACATGTTTGCGTAAGTATTCTGCCCTTTCACCCGCTTTCTCTGCCTCTGCATACGAATTAAGTTTTACTGGACGCTTATATTTGTTAATACCGTAATTACGAATAGAGTGTAATGCATCTAAAAATAGTTCTACTTCGTCTAATCCATATTTTTCTTCACACTTCTTAACAAAGTTTTTAGCAAATACAAGATAATCAATAATTGCTTCTGCGTTTGTCCATGTTTTAAACAAGTAGTTATTTTTAAAGAAATGGTTGTGGCCAAACGCGGCGTGAGCAATAACTAATGCTTGCGTGGTCATTGTATTCTCTTCCATGAGATAGTTTATGCATGGATTACTATTAATAACGAGTTCGTATGCTAAACTAGTTCTACCTTTTCTGTATTGATTTTCATAATGTGACCATGCCTTACCATTGCTCCAATGGTTATATGATAAGGGCATACCAATACTTGCATATGCATCTAACATTTGCTCAAACGTTACAACTTCAAGTTGGTTCGTGTAAGTATCGCAACCAAGTTCATTAACTGCAATATCTTCGCAAGCATCGTAGATGTTACTTACAAGTTCAAAACTCCAATCATCTTGTTGTGTGAATAATAGTTTAGTCATCACTTTTATCCTTTGGTGTAAAAAACCTTCTAAAAACTGGATATATATCTTTGCTTTGATGAACTCTACCTAATTGTATATTCGACCATTCTTGTGATAACATATAATATCTCTTTTCCATACCAGCGCCTGCTACATATTTCAAATCAGCATGTGTCTGACCTGCATTAGGAACAATGCATAAGAATGTAAAATATTGGCAAATAGGTAAAAGATCGTTGCGTAAAACTTCTGCTACTTTATCATTGTCTGTTGTAAAATTATCACCATCACTTGCCTGGCTAATATAAATGTTCCAGTGTTCTAAATCATATCGCTTCTTAATAATTTCATGTGTTAATTCTAATGCTGAACTTACTACTGTGCCGCCACTTTCTTTGCTATTAAAGAATTCATCTTCTGTACATTCCTTAGCAACAGTATGGTGGCGTATAAACACAATGTCTACCAAGTCATACTTCATATTTAAAAACATATGTAGTAAAATAAAAAAGCGTTTTGCTAAATTCTTTTCACGTTCTTGCATTGATATTGATACATCTAAAATACAAAACATTACAGCCGCATTTTTAGGCTTTGGTACTTTAGAGAAGTTGTTAAACTTTAGATCAATTGGATCAATAAACGAGATAGCATTGTATCTTGCTCGTATGCGTTTTATCTCTTCCTCAATCTCTTGCAAACGTAGCCATTCTTGTGTTCTATGATCTTTGCCTGGTGGCAATGTAGCAAAAAACTCAAGTATTTTATCACGCTCTTCTAGTAGTTCGCGTAATTTTCTTCCCTTAGGCTTTTTAAGAGCCAAACGTCTGCCAATACTGCGTATCATGCTCTGTTCTAAATTTAGATTGTTTGGTGAGCCTTCATTTACATAACCTGCTCTTTCAACACTAAACTCTTCAATACTTTTCTTTTGTTTCTCTATTAAATCAGGAAGTTCTAAGTCTTCAAATAATATATCTAAAAATTCATCTTTGTTTATAGAGAATACAAAATCGTCTTCGCCATATGCATCATCTGAACCTTCAGATCCGCCGCCGCCTCCTTGGCCACCCTGGGGTGGTTTGCGTATTTTATCGCCAGGAACATATTCTTTATTGCCGGGTAAGACATAATCTTTTTCACCTGATTTAGGATCGTATTGGAATTGTGGTTCTTTAATACTTTTAGCAGGAACTTTGACGCGGCTGCCAGACTTTAGATCCTTGATAGATCTGTTTTTAATAGTTTCGTCTAAGCTTTCCTTAATATACTTCTTTGACCGCTCAATGAAGCGTTGTCTATTGGAAAGATTCTTTCCCTTAGGATTTGAACGCCTGTCAATAATATGCTTGGCCATGGTAAACCCTTAACTTGACTTCTGGGTTCTCATGTACCATTCAACAAGTCTACGAACTTGCCTATCAGTATAACCTTTCTCTTCCATACGAGCAACAAAGTCATTGTGCTTTTGTTGGTCATCTTTGTTTTGCTTATTACCAAAGGAAATAATAGGTAGTAGTTCTTCTGTGGACGCAAACATTTTCTTTTCAATAATCTCGCGTAGTTTTTCATAACTCGACCACTTTGGATTCTTACCTTTGTTTTTTGCTTTTGCTCTCAATACAAAGTTGACTACTTCGCTACGGAAGTCTTTTGGATTAGCGATACCGGCTGGTTTCTCAATCTTCTCTAACTCCTCGTTTAGTACTTCGCGGCTAAACAAGTTGCCTGTGTCAGGATCTTTAAAGTCAATCTCTTGAATCCAGTGATCAGCGTATTCAATATAACGATCAAACAAGTTTTGTCCATAATCACTATAACTTTCTAAATATGCTTTTTGTATTTCATTACCAATAAAGTCAGCATACTTTGGAGCCAACCATTCTTTAATAAAGTTTGTGAGCGTTTTTTCATTTTCCTCACCAAACTGATCGCGTCTAATTGCTTGCTCTAGTACAAACATCAAATGTACTGGATCAGCCGCAATCTCGTTTGTGTCAAAGTTAAACACTTGTGACAGTATCTTAAACGCAAAACGTGTTGATGAGCCAGACATGCCTTCGTCTACTCCCGCAACGTCTTTATATTCTTGTAGTGACTTTGCTTGTGGATCAGTGTCTTTTAAATTCTTGCCGTTATACACTTGCATTTTGGAAAACAAATTACTGTTTTCATGCTCACGCAGTCTACTTAAAATACTATACTGCGATAACATTTCAAGTGTTTGCGGGGCACATGGATGCTGTGCTAGTCCACTTGAGTCTAGCATCTTTTCGTAAATACTAATCTCTTCATCAATACGTAAGCAGTAAGGAACCTTAACAACATACACACGATCTAGGAACGCTTCGTTGTTTTTGTTGTTCTTAAATGACTGCCATTCTGATTCGTTACTATGTGCTAAAATTGTTCCACTAAACGGAATAGCACTAATACCTTCTGTACCCATATAGTTGCCTTCCTGCGTAGCAGTTAGCAATGGGTGTAATACTTTGATTGGTGCTTTAAACATTTCAACAAATTCCATAAGGCCTTGGTTGCCTTTACATAATGCACCACTAAATGCGTATGAGTCTGGATCGTGTTGTGAGAAGTACTCAAGTTGACGAATATCTGTCTTACCAACCAATGAACTAATGTCTTGGTTGTTTTCGTCACCTGGCTCTGTTTTTACTACAGCAATCTGTTTTAGTTTACTTGGCTGTAATTTTACTACTGTAAATTTAGTAATGTCACCATCAAATTCATCCAAGCGTTTAATTGCCCATGGGCTTAGTAAGCCAGTTAGGTAACGCTTTGATATTTTATATTCTTTCTCAATTTGCTCACCATATTTCTCAGGAGAGAACAGAGACAACGGACTTTCAAAAACAGGGCTAATTACATCGCCTGCTTTTAGTACATAAATTGGATGTATTTCCATTAATTCTTTTAAACGTTCAGCAAGACTCGACTTGCCGCCGCCCACTGGGCCCAACAAATATAATATTTGTTTACGTTCTTCTAAGCCTTGTGCGGCATGTTTAAAAAATCCAACAATTCTTTCTACGGTATCTTCTAGTCCGTAAAAGTCTTTAAATGCTGGATATACTCGTAATGTTCTGTTCAGGAAGATGCGTGACAACCGTGGATCTTCCGAAGTATCTATATGCTCTGGGTCCCCAATGGCAGCTAACATTCGTTCTGCTGATGTAGCATATGCGAGTGGGTCCTTCTTACATAGATTTAGATACTCTTCAAGTGTGAACTCTTGCTCTTTATATGATTGGTAATCTGCAGAGAACTCCTTTAATAGTTTGCTTGCCATAATCTTTGCTCCTGTGCTTTATGGTTCTTTACTATATTTAGCGTTTTTTATTACGGTAATAAACGCATAATAAATACAAGTACACGTTCGTGATATATCATTGCAATGATTACATTTATATTTGAGCCAGATATTCCTTCAAACCAGAAAGAAGAAAAAGAGGTTAAAGCAGGTGGCGCTCCGATTATTTCAAACGGAGCGGGGATAGATAAACATTCATCGTTACCGTACAGTATTATTTCTAATGCTGTTAGACCCGCCACCTTTAAAGATGCTATCAATAACACTGAAGGTATGCAAGCAAAGTCTCTTAAAGAAGTTGATTTATCAGCTGACGATATCTATATATACCCCATTTTTACAACAGAATTCTTAAGCGTATTTGGTTATACACATGAATATGAATCAAAATATAAATTTTTAGATCCTGTAAGAGTAATAATACCATCTATTTTCGAGTTTTTGCCAGATTCTATTATTGACAAAGCAAGAAAAAAGGAATTGTATATTGCTGTTATGTCAATTTGTGAAGGGAAGTCTTATTATTCTGGCTGGGATTATGTTAAGTTTTCTTGTAACATGCACGGAATTTCTGAATCGCAAATTATACCTGTGTTGTGTGGTGAGCATAGTGAATATAAAGATGATGTCTTAAATTTTCGCAAAGACTATATACATTTAAATTATTATGCATTGGAGCTCAGTTATAAAATAAAAAAAGGCTATGAAACTATATTAAACACATTATCAAATGAAAAAAAGAAGCATTTTATTTGTCTTAATTCACAAATAAAACCACATAGATATCACTTAGTGTCAAATATTTTTAATAACGATTTAATAAATTATGGATATATATCTTGCCAAAATTATGAAAGTCATGTAAACAATTTTTCACAAATTGAAGGAATCTATCAAATGAGAGAAGTATTAAGACAAGATGGCGCTAATATTTCTGAATTTTTACAATTTTATTCCACCTTACCTTACACTGTAGATAGTATCAATCAAAACAATTACACTAATGCATTGCATTCTTCATGGAATCATGATTCAAAATTATATGACCTTAATATTAACAAGGCCTGTGATATTACTAGTAATCAAATTGATGCTTATTATAAAGCTGCTGTAATTGATGTTATAACAGAAACAGCATTAATAGATCACGATATTAAATTTTTAACTGAAAAAACATTTAAAGCAATTATGTATAAAATGCCTTTTATTATATCCGGAGATAAAGGAAACAATAAAGAACTATTACGACATGGTTTTAAGTTATATGACATGCTCTTTGATTATACATTTGACGATTATGATTCATACGTTGATAGAAACAATGCTATCACGAAACAACTTAAAAAGTATTGTGATATGCCACTTAAAGACTTCGTCAATAGAGTACAACAAGATGATGTTCAGAAAGTAATAGAACATAATTTTACAATGCTAAAAAATAATAATGTGTGGCAGAACTTTGCTAACGACTTGGTGCGACAGCTACTGGGGCATAATAATGTATGGCTAAACTTTGATAATGATTTATACTGAACTCTAACCAGTTAGTAATAGATTTTATATATTTCTCTTACGTCATATTCAGGGTGATGTTTTTGTAGTATTTCTAGAGCGTTTCGAATTCTACTATAATCATTTTCTTTATTGAATGTAAAGTTTTTCAAAGATTCAATTAGATTTTTTATTTGTTCAATATCATCGCTGTAAAAACAACTACTTTTCTTCAGTGTGTGTTCAATTTTCTCTCTGCAATTTTGGACGACATCATAGGGAACTAATCGCAAGTTAAAATCACTGCTATCTACCATTTGAACAAGCCCTGCTATACGCACTCTCTTATGCATAGGTATTTTTTTATTTTTTAGATCCATAAAAGAAAGTAGTTCATCTAAATATGGCAACGTTAACGCTGTTATAACTATATTAAACGAAACTGGAGTATGATCGCATTCTAGGCTAATCTGTAAATATTGATCAATATTTTTTTCTAGTTTTGTCCATTTTACAGGATATCTCTGTAATTCAATCGCCGGGCCTACACTATCAATACTTAATACTAACATAACAAGTTTAAAATGCTTGATGATTTCAATGAATCTAGGATGAATCATTGTCGTATTTGTAGTTATTACTAATTCTATATTTTTACTGTGATCGCATTCTATCAAATATTCTAAAAATTTTAAATTTTCTAATATTATAGTGGGTTCGCCGCCACTTAAATACAATCGAGTAATATTGCTTATTCTTTTTTCTCCAATAATATTTTTTAATCCTATTTTTGAAGGCCAATTATATTTTTTAAGTTTTTTAGAAGTTCTACTCGCACCCGCGTATTCATTGTCAGGCCTGCCTGTTTCAGAAAGATCATATTTAAATTGGCTTAAATCATCAACGCCTAGTCTATTAAAAAATCTTCCATAGGTAATACTATAATCACTATTACAAATTTTACATGCCAAGTTACATGTATTTCCAGACTGTATTTGATAAAAATAAGGATAGCTATCGTCTAATATAAAATTATTTTTAACACTTTTATCAACAACGTCTTGTATGTGAGGATAGCTATCCTCCGCACCAAGCGCCGCCTGGCGAACACTCCACATGCCACGTTCTTCAGAGTCCCAGCAATTCTGACATTCAGGTGCCTTAACTCCATTATATAGATTTTCTCGAAGTTTAAGCATCCTTTTGGAATTCCACGCATCATTTAAAGTATGTGTGTTTATGTTATAGTGATTTCCGTTCTCATCCAAGTGGGCATACTCTTTATCGTTACTCGAGGCACAACAAAATTTTATATCACCATTGGTTTCTATTTCTTGATGGGCCCAGGGATAAGTGCAAAGTGGTTTATTCATTATCTTGTATTTTAGATTGGACAAATCTATCTAACCCTTCGTATGTGTCGTACAGCACATAACGCCACGAATCAAACTCTGCCGGATGTGGATATTCTTCTGGCTTTATAAAAATAAAAGTAATATTATAAAAATGTTTAAACAATAACTCAAACTGTTTTATCCATTTTTCTGGATTACGTGGTCCTTGCTTTTCGTTTCTATAATGTTCTGTATTTAGATATATGTTATTAGCATACTTTTGGTTTTTTCCCTTGCCATAAAAGTCGTAACCCAACAACATAATAACATCTGCTTCTTCTTTTATAGCAGTATAAACAGCATACAATCCACTGCTCCAATTAATAGGTTGTTGGTATGTTTCTAAACCAAAATAAGGAAGATCGGGCAACACTCTTACTTTATCTTTTGCTAAGTAGTGCGCCCAATCCTTACGGGTGTAAAAGTTAGAGCGTAAGTGAACGCCATTACTGACTGCTTCTCTTGCCCTAAACTTATTACAGCATATCAAATTGTCAACGTGATTGTCTCGCCAAATCGCGCCGCATCCGTATAACGGTCCTATGTCGCGCAACTTTTGTAAATCATAACTTTTGCGTGTCTCACCATTGCCAATACAATATGCTATTTTTTTCATCTGGTAATTACCTTTAAATATTTATATGAGCGAAGTAACATCCCCAGAAGAAGCAGTAGAAAAAGCAGAAAAAACAGCAACAAGTATCGAAGAACTACTTCTGAATACTAGTTTAGATGCTACTGAATTTTTATTACCTTGGATTGCAATCCTAGTCAGCGTAATTGCGGCATTAATGGTCAAGGACTGGACTGTTGCTATTGTTCGTGGTATACGTTTTAAAATGAGTCCTACTTTTAATCCGGGCGACTTGGTATTACTAGAAGGTGAAGAAGCAGTTATTATATCTATAGGACTTATTAGAACTATATTTGAACGAACTGAAAATGGCGCCACTGTTTGGCGTTATGTTCCGAACGAAAGACTTGCGTTTTTAAAACTAGAGAAAGTAGTTAGACCTGCCTAAGGCTTTATATAATCAAAATAAGAAGAACGTTCTTCTTCTAATTGTCTATTTTTATTATAATGACTATAAACATTATCTAACACACTTTTATGGCCCAGGCAAGTGACACCATCAATTGGTAAATCACCGCAACTCATCTTAAAGAATTTAATTGCATCTGCATGAGTTTTTGCTGATGTCACATATAGCGTAGTACCAGATTTTACTTCAAATTGATATTCCATAGAAGTATTTAAGTATGGCTAGTCAAAAGTACCAACAAATCCGAAAAAGATTCTATTTTGATAAAAATCATCAGTTGTGGTATAGGTATAGTCCATTACAAAGTCTAATGAATTATTATTAGTTTCACTTTCAAGTAAATTAAATGTTCTTCTTGTACCATACATTTGATAATTGTCTGTCAAATCCATTCTCAATTCAAAATCATAATTGGTATGTAGATAGTAGGCACCAAATGCAATCAAAGCAACACCTACAACTGCCATGGCAGTTTCAGCATCTTTGTTTTTCTTCTCAGGCACTTCTTCTGCACCACAAAACGTAATACTTCTGCCGTTACCTGTGCCTATTGCGCCCGCCGCACATGCCGCATCACCTAATGCTCTAGCGTTCGCTGATCTACTTTCAAATGAATACTCGGACGCAACAACTGGTTTACCAGTTACTGCAATTGCATGAGCCACCATGGCCTTTACTTGTTCTGCTGTCTTACCGAAACCTGTCTGTAGAAATACATAGTCTGCATTTGCAAAGTATGCCGGTTTAACGCCCGGCGTTAAATGCACACCAACAGGTTTATTTGTTTTACTTTTTAGATGTGCGACTAGTGCCTGTACTTGCGCGGCACTCCAATACTCATCACATTCTAGGCAAGTAACATATCCTGTGACTTTGTCATCAAATCTAGCAACCATATTACTAAAGTGTGCCTTCTGGGCCTCCATGGATTGATTTGTGATAGAAGGACTATCATCAGGTGTCAACCATAGAACTGGTTTAAGTCCCATGTTATTAAGTTCATCTAGTCTTGTTTCCCAATCGGGTCGAGGACTGATGGCATTGAGATTATAACCACCGCCATTGTCTCCACCGTTTCTGGTGTAGAGATAGATGTGAGTATCGCCGTTTGCTTTGGCGGCATTTCGCATACCAGCCTTATTGGCATTGGGGTGAAGATAATTAAGTGTCATCCACTTACTATCTAACATCAAAAAACTGGCACTGTGGCCATGTAGTGAATATGCAGGGTCGTATGCATATGTATTGGAAACGCCTAATACCACTAGTATAAACGCAACCAATGTTGCAATATACTTTTTCATATAAGAATCCTTGTCGATATTATTATGACTTAATTGAGATTCTTAATAATTGATAAAGTCTGTATAATTTATAATAGTATGTTATTATTTAAGTAAAATTTCACAAAGAATAATATACGCATATTATCCTTTAAATTTTGGACATGGATGTATCGTGCCAAACTCACCCCAAATACCTGGCTCGCCTGTGCCAATGCAAACCCAACCTATAGGTTTGCCCTGTCTTGGCTCAAGGTTCCAAACAATTTCGCCACGTACATGATAACCAGAGTCTGGTTGAATTTTAGAGGATGACATCGTAGTTTGTGCAAATTTAATATCACCGCGCACTTCTAATTTAGTGCTAGGATCAATAGTGCCAATGCCTACATTGCCGTCAGGTGTGATAGTTAGATGGGATTGTTTTTCGGTAGTCATAGCATCTGTGCCCAGATGCATTTTTTCTTTTCTTGCAGTACCTATGTAGCCTTCACCTTTTTTGCCGTCAATAAAAAGTTCTGCGCCACCTTGTGTAATAACATGTAAAGTAGCGGCGGGCTCTGATGTATTAATACCAATTCTTTGGTCTGTTGCATTTACCATGAACGTACCATAACCAGCAGAAAGATTGCCCATTACACCAAGTTTTTCCAAATTACCTACACTTCTTAAATTACTATATACAATACTTGGTCCCAATTCATTGCGAGATAAGACCTTATCTGCACCCATGTGAATAAAGTTGCCTTTGCCTAAGTGTAAGTCAGTTTCAAATTCGTTTGATGAAAAAACATAATGTAAATTTTGTACAGTAAGTTTATTACTGACCGTCATCGTTCGTACATTAATATCTGATGCATCAATGTCTGTTACATAAATGCTGTCTACACTTAAACCGTCGTTATCTAAATGTAAAACTTGCTGTGTTGCTTCATCTCTAATACCAGTACTAGAAAAATCGGTAATTGTTCCGCCTTTAATATAATCACCTGATAAATCATCTTCAGAAAATTTTAAATAATTTACTGTAATTAAATCCGGATGTATTAATGTTTCTAAAGATGCAATGCTTCCCATAATTTATTCCTCATCGAGTTATAGATATAATATATTGATTCTCACTACTATACATTGGCTTGTAAATAAGTTTTTTATGTACAACAAAATTGTTCCAGCCCAGTGATGCTGTATGATAAGCAAGTTGCTTAAAGAACATTGCTTGGCGATCTACTGGTTCAAATGAATTTAATTCATTCGTAGTTTGATTAATAACGTATGCATAATGACGCCATTTCTTTCTATCTTCTTGATTCCATTTTCTATTGTTAATAAAGATAAATTCGGAATCATCATTTCTTAGATAAAATGGATCTGCGAATAATTTACTGTTAAATTTGATATTTTTATAATCCATTAGCGTAGTTAACAATATTCCATCATCATTAAGTAACGTTAGTGAGTCTTGTAGTTGTGAATGTTGGTCGTCTTCACTAGTAGAAAATGTATAATACTGATCTAGTGCTAATACACAATCATATTTTTCAATATCTTCATCCATATGGAACTTCATACTAAATGTGTCTAATGGTGCATTATGGTTGGTAATAGTAACATCATATGCTTCACACAATGCGTTAGCATAATCTATGGCATCAGGATCATCTGAAATATAGCTGACATCGTAACCACTGGTGGCGAAATCGACCAAGGAACAATGCCAATTCAAACTAATAATTTTTTTAGGACTAACATTACTTTCTTCAAATGCTTTAAGAATAGTTTCTGTTTTACGATTAATTATTTTTTGAATCTTGTCTTTATTAATTAACGTTTTCGCTAAATTATAGAAATCTTTCAAAAGTGTCTCCGGTAAATCTTAATAATAGTTAAAGTAATTTCTTTATGGTATTTATACAAAATTCCGCAGAAATACGCTATAAGTTTAGCCGTTAAAATACTTTTAGGTTATGAAGTCGTGCAGAAACCCATATAACAAATTGTTATATAGTGTAATTAATTTAGGATTGTTCGCCAGTAGAGATGAATTCTAAACCGGCATATCTACCAACGTATGTTTTATCAACAGGAGTTTTTCTATATAGCTTAATAGGAACGTCTGTTCCATGAATAGCCACCTCAAGTATTTTATCGCTTTTACGTAAAATATCTGCTGGAACCTTTTGATTGTTGTCAGTACAAGTTAATTCAGTTGTTTTCATTTAAGTAATTTATTTATAAACTCCTGTTCTATATAGTTTGCATAATCTTTATGTGCTTCGGGACCAAAATGTTGCCATTTGTCCGATTTATGACCTAAGGCCACTGACTTACGAGTGAAAGCAATGGATGGATCATAGGGATCATTAAACAACCATGCGTCATTATTCCAGTTATTTTTAAAGAATTCGTTTACATTAAAAACCTCGTGTAAATGTAAAAACATGTGCTTAAAGTTTCTTTTAGTTAACCAATCACTAAATTCTTTAAAGTAGTATTGAAACTCTAGAGTTCTAGATTGAAATATTATGTTGCCTGTTTCCTTATGGTCATTTAATAGTCTATTTGTATAGTTAGACCACATCATGCTAAGTGTAATCCATTCAGCACTTTTGTCATGCCAGCGTATTTTATCAAAATTGGGAGGAAGCACACTTTCGCGAAAATTATACTGGTATAACGGTTCGCCACATATTTGATGCCATACTCCATCTGCATACCATTCGGTACGTTCAACTGTTGACCACCCTATTAGAACTATAGTATTTTCAGGGTCTTTATCTCTTAGAAATTCTTTACTAGTGCGAATAATTCTGTTGTTACTACATCCAGCAACGGATTCATTTATATAGTCTAGATTATGTTTTTTTGCTAGTAATCCAGCAAATGATACTTCAGGCTGAAACATTATAGATTCTTCACTGTTTGGATGTTGGTAAGTTGCCGCAAGATGGCTGTCGCCGTTAGTGTATAAAAGCATTATTTACAAGTCAATATGTTAATTAACATAATCATCAAATAAACCATGTATTACATCAACAGCATTTTGAAAATCGTTAAACACCCAATTTGCCTTCGCTTTAATAAGTGGATGGTTAGCGAGATATTCATCATCTGTGACGACAATAAGAGGTTTTCTTAAGCCAATTGCCCAACCAATTTCAATAATTGTGCCATATGACGGTCTACGGTTATTTAGTTCTTTTGGCAAAAATGCTAATACTAAGTCACATGTTTCTGTGTCATACCAATTTTTAGCGGCAATTGCTCCGGGAGCATTAAATCTTGGGTCATTTCCAGGACCATATGTTTCTCCTTGCATTGGCTCACAACGCAACGGAGAAATTCCAATAATATTAGGATTTAGTTTTTCACTAACTTCATTTCGCCAGTCGTTCGCTTCGCCGTAAGTGCATTCCGCAATCGGGCCTGCGAGATAGATGTATTTTTTAGTCATAACACAATTTTATACTATGTTACTAAGAAAGTCAAGTATATTGTTCTAGTCTGCTAAACCTGCGGCCTTAAGGAATAACTCGTCGTTAAAACGTGGGTTGTCTTGTCTAAACAAGGTTACCAAACGATCAGCAAAGTCCATTCTTGCATTAAGGTCTGTAATTTCTTGCAACATACTTGCAAATAGTTCATAATGCTTGCGTGAAAATGCTTCGTCTAGTTGTTGATCAGAAGTTTCATCAACTTCTTCAACACTTTCTGATGTTGCTAACATAGCACGTTGAACGGCTGGGTGCTCTGATAAGCCTGGAGCAATACCTTCAATTGCTTCTATTGCGTCTGTTAAGTTGCCACCTTTATAACGTGGATCATTTAAAATACCAAAAGCCATTCTAATTTGTTTTTCTGTGAACTCGCCATCTTCTCTTTCATACTTGGATTTATGGAGTGTTCCATGGTCTGTGTCTTCTTCTTCACTGCTTACAAGTTTATATTCACTCGCTGGGCGATCATCAAAGTCATCAACACTTACCCATGCTTCTTCTAACTCGTCATCTTCTTCTAATGCTTCAAGTTCTTCTAGAGTAAGTTCTTCTTCAACCTCGTCCTCTGCAATAACATCTGCAGGCTTTGGTTGGTTAATTAAGTCTAGTGTTGTTAAAATGCTTCTCATATCCATAGTAATGTTTCCATCGTAAAGTTAATAAAGTACTATTGTATTTATGTAAATATTAATATGAACGATGATTTAAAAAAAGTCCGTAAAATGGATTTAGATGTACTAGACAAATTTCTACTAGAAAAAACAGATTATTCTAATGTAAAACCATTAAATTTAAAGTTTGATGTTATTTTTATGAGTTATTATGAAAAAGATGCTGATAAAAACTTTGAAACTTTAAAAAAACTAGTACCAAATGCAAAAAGAGTAAATGGCGTTACGGGCATACTCAATGCTTATAACGCATGTAGGGAATTGTCCGAAACAAAATTTTATTATATTGTCGAAGGAGACAATATTATATGTAATGATTTTGACTTTAAACTTCCTATTCAATGGTATAAAAACGTTTTGTACCATAATATTCGTGATCAAAAAGAAAATTCTATTCCGGTTGACATAGAAACAATTTATCCAAATTTATCAGTTATGTGGGATACAGTAAATCCTATTAACGGAGAAATTTTACCACACAGTCCAATAGGCTTTACATATAAATCTAATAAACCATATATATATTATCCAAAAGCTACCGCAGCTGATACATTTAAAGCGTCCGGAGTTCCTGTACGACGAATCGGAAGTATTGATGCATTTAATTCTTCTCCTTACGATGCATGGAAGGCAGGCTTTAGAATAGGAAATAGACTTACTTATCAAATACTAAATATGAAGACACCCAAGCACGATACACTTTACCAAGAAGAAAGATTGCACCATTGGGAAAGCGTAGGTTATGATCGTTATAACGGTAAATATTGCATAGAAGGTGTTAAGTTAGGAATGTCGTTAGCCTTGAAGGACGATAATTGGTGGCTAAAATATAGAGAGACGTCACAAAATTTTAATAATTTAAAAAATATTTTTAAAAAAGAGTATGGAACAGAGTATCACAATAACTGAATCAGCACTAGCACAACTACTAGTGATTGCAAACAAAAACGAAGTATCCGACGTTAGATACTTTTTAGATGGCGGCGGATGTTCCGGGTTGCTTGGTAAATGGGCAATTGGAACAGGTAAAGAGGAAAGCGATATTACTTTTGATCTAGGCGAAAGTAAAGAACTTCTAATAGATAGTTTAACAGCATCATATATGAAAGATGCTACTATAGATTATACTGGTGATTTTATGCCTGCTTTTAAAGTAACAATACCAGACACTAATTCATGCGGTTGTGGCGAATCTTTTCAGATGCCTAATAATTAGACTGTAAATCTTTCCACACTTTTATTAATAATTAAATTATAAATTTCTTCCCAATTTTTTGCTAAGGGAATGTCACCTTCATAGTCCATATTATGCCCGTGTTCGAATATAACGCTGTTAAGTCCTAAACGTTTTCCTACTTCTGCATTTTTTACTTTATCTTCGATCCACCAGCATTGTGTATTTCTGTACGGCGATAGTGCTTCATCTTTGTCGGCACCAGTATCTAGACAAATAACTTTCTCAAATGCTGTTTCACCAAACAGTTTTGCCAAGTTTCTCTCACGTAGTTTACCTGCGTATGGATCTGTGCTTAGTGATGTAATAGCATGGAAAACATAACCGTGCTGTTCATGTAATTTCTTAACATAGTGAACAGAGTCACGCGAGGGCGGCAAAAATCCAATTGACGCACTTTCATTAAAACTTGATGTGAGTCGTTTGCCTTGTTCTGGTGTAATGCTAAAACGTTTAGCAATACCATATATTTGTTTGTGTTCTTTTATAGGAGTGTGTCCGTGTTTTTCCATCCATACGTGAAAAGCAAACTCCCAATCTAGTAAAACGCCATCTACGTCTGTTAGTATTATTTTGTCTTTTATCATGTCTTTGTATTGTTCATAAGTTTTTATATTATATGTGGATATTGTAGTCACTATTCACTAGAAGGCTTTGCTGTGGTTTTAAACCAGCCAGTCCCTTTAAGAACAAAGTTAGATTGTGATATTATTTTTTTAAGTGTTTCTTGAGAGCAATGTGGGCAAAACTTTAATGGCTCATCATTTATTTTTTGCATGACTTCTACCATCATTTCACATACTTCATTTGTGCATTTATATTCGTATATTGGCATATTTAAATATCCAAATCTTGATCATCCAATATTGATTCAATATGTGGTGATACTGTTTTATAATCAGCGATTTCCATTAAAAGCGCATCATCTTTAACCATATATATATAGGCTATACTATTTGGATTTCTCTTTCGCATAACTTTTTCAAGCCACACTATTTTATTTGATTCTGCAACCTTTCTTTCTTCGCCTTTTGAAATGATATGCCAAAGTCTTACTGGCTTCCAAGCAAACCAAATATGCCATTCTTGTAATCTTATACGCTTTTCATCCCTGGTTTCTTTTGTCCAATGCATTGTTGAGATTTCCTATGCAAACTGTTCTCCATATTCATCAATTGATTCAAAATCATGCTCATTTGCTAACATCGCATTTCCATATTCAATAACCATTAACTTACATGCTTTGCGTTTGTTTTCATTACGCAATGCATGGAATTGACCCAATGGAATATAAAAATGTTGATGAGCGTCTAAATCACGTGATTTAATATTTCCTAATGTTTCTTCCCATGCATAGTCTACTATACATTGACCACCCATAACAAACCAAAATTCACTTTTTCTCATATGGCGCCCAAAAGTCATTTGATGTTTGGGTTCCAAACTTACTTCTTTTACTCTACAATTACTATCTTGATATACAACATTATAATAACCATAATCCGTATAACACATACCAAATTTATAATTACGAATCAATTGACTAGATGAAGTCTTCTTTTCAAAACCACCAACGCCAAAAATAAACTCAACGTCTGCTATTGCTTGTTCAGGAACATTGGTGGTGTCTCTGTCACCCCCGTTGGCAAAAACAATTGTATCATTTGGATAATGTTCCTTTATTTTTTCTAATGCATGGATGGCAGTATTGTCTTTGTCATTAAATCCAACTACATCGTCTACTACTGAAAGACTATTAAGAATAAGTGCCCTCTCTTCAAAAAGCATAAATGATCTACCTTTTTTACGAGAAAGCCACTTGTCACTGTTTAAAGCCACGATAAGTTTGTCGCCAAGTTTTTTGGCCTCATTAAATAATGCAATGTGCCCTTTATGAATCGGATCAAATCCGCCTGAGACTACTACTATCGTCGCCATATTAATATTTATTCGTAATCTATTTTACTGTACTATAATTATATATTACATTACGGTCATTGTCAAGAAATAGCGTATTTGTTTAGATTGCGCTCGAATTCGCTCAAACGTTTATATATTGAACGCAATTCTGTAATTGTTGTCCAGTTATGCAAGAATAATGCAAACCCACCATGTACTTTCTGGAACGCATTTGACACTTGCACTACTACACCTAATAATACAGCACCAGTAAACAAACTTGGACCTACGATTAAGTAAGGCACAATAACCATTGCTTGATCATACATAATCATCCATGTGTCAAAATATCCATAGTGTAAGTACAAACGTTGATAGTTGAAACGTATGCCTGTGAATAAACTTGCTAATGTTTCTGGTTGTGCATAGTTTACTTTGTCATCTTCACCAAACACTAAATCCTTTCTAAATGCGGCTTCGACACGTTGATTGTTATATTCAAGTCCGGGCAGTTTAATACCTACAAACCATGAAATAACCAACCCGCCTATAGATACAAATAATGCTACCCATACAAGTGAGCCAGGAATGTCGCTAAAGAATGGAATAGTAACTGAAGAACTTAACCCCCACAGCACTGGAATAAACGCAACGAGTGTCATTAACGCCCGCACAACTTGCAATCCCAAACTTTCTACAATTCTAGCAAACCGATTGCAGTCCTCTTGAATACGCTGTGATGCACCTTCAATTTCTTCTTCAACATTGCGCCAACGCGGAATGTAGTCAAAGGTCATTGCCTCTCGCCAACGGAGTCCGTATATGCGTGTAAACCACCCAGTGAGCACCGCTAACAGCACATATGGAAATGCTAATACAGCAAATGAGGGATCACCATCACTAAAATATTGTAAGCCTAGTAATTTTTCATAAAATAAAGAAATGCCTTCACTGGCATTATTTTTATATTCACCAGACTTTTGTAGTAAGTCATAAAATCCACCATACCATGTGTTTATCGCTACTGTTAATTGAACTTGTAACCATAACGATATAACTAATAGAGAGCCACCGCCATAAGCCCATAGTGCCCATTTCTTAGTTTTATAAAATGCTTTTATCATTTATTTTTGTGCCGATAAATTAAAGTGTCCATTAATTGAACTATGATTGATAGATCATGATTAAAATCTTCATTATCAGTATCAATACCGCTTTCTGCTAAAACATCGAGTGTCTTAATTAACCAACGATCAGATACTGTTTTAGTAAATTCATCATCGAAAATTTTATGTAGGAAATTTCCGTCAATATTGGTTTCGTCTATTTTCTTTCCTTTAATATCAACGACGTTGTCATCACTCATCTGGCCAGTCCCTGTATAATGCGTGTTGGATATCATCTGCTACAAATTGATTGAACGACTTATGTTTTTCATCAACCTTGCCTTCCACTTCATCTAAAACATAGCGATCAGGCCTGGCAACGCGATGGAAAGCTGACTCCAATTGCGACATGTCTGTTGTTTCAATCATAATATGCCATTCTGGCAAATCTTGTATACTGCGAAATCCTAACTTACAACGTGTAATACGATATGATTCGATTTTATTTTCTTCTTTGAGTTGATTAAGGAAACTTTTAATATTGTCGACAAATTCTTCGTCGGTAATATCACCTTCAATATTTGCCCAGACGTGATAGATATCCATAATAATACTTATGCATAAAGAATTTATGTTTAATTTAAATTGAAATTGTTACATACATTATGTTCTTCACAATCTTTAATAGAATTTTTAGCAACGTCTATTGCTTTTTCTAGCATTGCGAACCAATGTTCAGCGTCGATATAACCAACCCATCTTACAATTTCTCGCTTTTTTTCTTCGTCCCATATAAAGAACGTAGGAGTGGCATAAAGTTTTTTTATTTTGCCGTCACGATAGTATTGAATATAATCTAAGTTTTCAATAATACCATGTGTAATGTTAATTTCTATCAAAGGAAGATACGAATCTAATTCTGGAGTATAGAGTGGCTGTACTTGTGCCTGCCATGCGCGACACGACGGACACCAATCTGCTTCTACAACAAATAGTTGTAAACTATACGCTGTTGTTGGTATTAATAATAACAAGAATAATAATAATTTTCTCATACTGTATTTATTATTTAATAAATATTGATTATGGACGATGGCATAATAGACTTTGACAAAATATTGAAGTTAAAGAAGAAAAAACAACAAGAAATTGAAGAACTTCGTACAAGAATTAAAGAATTAAACAACAACAAATTTTGGATTGAAAAGGAAATTCAAATAGCCGAGTTTCTCATTTTTTCTATAGAAAAAGAAATTGCGCCCGGGGCAGTTGTAGCTGCATTAATCGAAAATGAGTTGAGAGATCTTGATGAAGAATAATATAGCATTTGTACTAGGGAATGGCACAAGTAGACAAGCGATATCTTTAGACAGTTTAAAAGAAAATGGAATAGTCTATGGATGTAATGCATTGTATAGAGAGTTCACTCCACATCATCTTGTCGCCGTTAATCCTGAAATGATATTTGAAATTAATAAGGCAAAATATAAAGGAGCAACCTACTTTGAAAATCCACACGGCTGGAGTTCTGGACCTACAGCATTGTGGTTAGCAAGTAACATTGGACATACCACCATCTACATATTAGGATTTGACTTTACTGGTTTAAACGGAAAAATTAATAATATATATGCCGGCACACCAAACTATCTAGACACTGATTCTGAAGAAGTGTATTATGGTAACTGGTTAAAACATACTGCTGAAGTTATAGAAGAGTTCCCACAAATAGATTATATTAGAATTAAAAACAACAATTATAATCCTGAAAAATTATCTATACTTAGTAATTACAATGAAGAGGAAATAAGTATGTTTGCAAAAAGAATAAACTTAGCAAATGATATCGGCCAAATTCATCAGGTATTACGAACTAAAAAAGTTTTTAATTAGCGGGGTTTGAAAGGAAACGATCTTTTTCTAGGCCATACTTGTCTAATATATAGTAATATAAATCTACATATTTTTCATAATGCAGTATTTCGTAATCTCTGCCGCGCCCATCTTGCGATCGTTCTAGCCATGTTTCTGGATTTGCTGATCCTTTTGACCTGTTAATAGAAGAACATGCCGGAACATGATTTTCCGAATCATTAGCAAACTCTACCCAAAGTTCTTTTGGTAATCCTAACTCACATGCTTCTTTTAAACTTACAACATGGTCAATGTCAATACCGTCGCATAGTGGATGAACACCTCGTTCATAGCCTGTATACCAACCATGTGTTGCATCACTTGAGTAGGATCGAAAGTTAAATTGTTCTCTAACGTTAGTACAACCTTCAACACACGCAACCGCATTAATGCTTGCGTATGTTAGTAAGCCTAATAACCCTAATACTAATATAACATTTTTAATAATATTTCTTGTTATCATGAATACATACTTCCATATAAATCTAAATAAGGTACTAACACATTTTTACACCAGTCACAATGACCTTCATAACTCGGATGCATCCCGTCTTCATAGAGGGTAATATTTTTATCTATAGACCATTGCAGTATGCTTTTTTCTAGAGGTATTACTTTAATATTAGAATATCTATGTAAAAAATCCAATGTTTGTGGGTACATCTCGTCTTTGTATTCTCCATACCAATCCCAACCAAAATATAATATTATTTCTTTGACCGTATTAGACCATAAGCCTATATTAACAAGCGTTTCTTGCAAATGATAAATTGTTCGGGTAAGGCAGCCAAATTTCATTTCATAATGAAATCTTTGATTGTTTGCTCTAATACTTATTGCTTTCCTGTTAAAAATACTCCATTCTTCTTCAGTATAACTTTTTAGTTTATTGTGATAGAACCACATCCAATCCCAGTCAGGTTTCTTCTCAACGTCGTCTTCCCCATATTTAAGACCATGAAACTCTACATCTTGATCGTCATTCAATAGATAAAAAAGTCTATCTGGCGCTGTTAACTGCCAAAGTAGTGTGGTATCTTTATTAATTAAATTTTTTGCATAAAGATTAGATAATCTATGGTGTTGTAAATAATTGTCTCCACCGCCTTGTGAAATATGTTTAATATCTAAACTATAGGTACCATTTAAATAGTGCACATAGCCGTGCTGTTGAGTTAAACTACATCCTGTTAAACTACATCCTAAAGCAACATATTTGTAAGGCGTTTCTTCTTTCGTTTCCATACACATATTTAGTGGGGGCGACTTTGTTAAGAAGGTGTCGCCCCCGAAACCCCCTACGCGACCGCTAATTAGGCGGCTAATGCGTAATCGTAATAATCGTCATTTGCAATTATATAGTTTGCTGTTTTTTAATATGGAACTGCTCCCATATGTCGTCCATTTATCCTCTTCACCCTGTCGAAACTGTGTCACCCCCGTAAAAAATTTGGTGGAGGTGCCGGGCACTGCCCCCGGGTCCAGAATGCGTACTTTCAACTTCATACGACAATCAAAATTATTTATATAGGTGTAGAAGAATAAAGGAATACCTGAGCATTCCTTTATTTAATTTTCTTTTCTTCAAACCAGACGTGTTTTCTTAAAACTGGATCGTATTTCTTTTTACGTAGTTTTTCAGGATTGCGTCCGTTTTTAGTAGTAGTATAATAGTAGCCAGTGCCTTCTGTTGACACTAGTTTAACTATTCTAATTGATTTACTAGTAGGATAAGACATTAGTATTGATTTTTTGTTGTGTTGTCGGCAAACGCATGATTGTCAATAACATGTTCTTTTGCTTTTTCATTTGTCATTTCATCAGATGTTTCCGGAATAAAAGGAACATCAAGATTTGTGTAAGTGTTATACCAACGTGATGATGGGCCCCATGTTGCGGGCCCGCAATCGAAATATGGTGTTTCAGTGTACCTATGTGTTTCTTTGAGTATTTGTTTTGAATTTGATTCTTGCAGATCTTTACAAAATGCGTAAAAAGTTTCTGCTTTTTCAACATCGCCTTCTGCAAGTTTGAGACACTCTAATTTTAAAGTTGAGTCATCCATAATCAAATCCTATATTAGTCTTGCCAAATTCTCCATGCACCGTAAATAATAGCGGCCCATGCAATCCAAGTAACTAGTGGTGAAAATAATAGTGCAAGAACACCAACACCTACTAGTACTGTGCCATCCCAAGTTGATCTTTCTGACCATTTTGCTTTGGCCCAATCAATTAAATTAAACATAATAAGCTCCTTTAAAATATAAGTTATTTAT